TGCGGCTTCGATTTCGAGTTGCAGCGCGGCGCTAGACTGGCCGCTTTCGAGGCGGCAGGCGCGCTCGGCGTCTTCGAGCGAAACGGGCAGAATAGACGGCTTCGTGATCCGAACGGGCGGGCGCATCATCGATCAGGCTTCCTTGTCTTCGCCCTTCGCCTGACTGGCGAGAGCCTGCGCCACCGCCTCGGCGCCCGTCAGTTTCGGATCGTTGAAGTCGATCCGGTTCTGATCGAACGTCGTGGCCGCGCGCGGGTCGTTATCGACGGCAGGATGGGACGGATCGACATCGGGGACGATCTGCACCGGAGCGCCCGAAGGCTCGAACTCGCTCGCCGGCAAGATACCGTTATCGGTCGCGCCACCCGCGCCATCCGCCACGGTCGCGGCGATCGGCGCATCGGTCGTGGCGTCAGCCTCCGTCGAGGCGTCGGCCCCGCCTTCGGTCGAGTTTCCGGCGGTTGCAGTGTTCTTCGTGCTCAAAGGAACCTCCTCACGAAAAAGGCCGACGCATGATGCGCCGGCCTGTTGCAGGATCTGCGTTCCCCGCCCTTAGGAGGCGGAGACCTTGCCGGCCCGCATGGGCTCGGGGTTATAGACGCCGCCGCCGACCCGCTTGGTCGTGTAGAACCCGACGAACGGCTTGTTGGTCAGCTCGTCACGCAGCACGAGAATGCCGCGCCGGTCCACCACGACGTAGGTCGCCGCCATGTCCCCGTAGAGGAAGGGGATCGAGTTGGCCGCCACGTCGGGCATATCCGGCACTTCGACGATCGCCTCGCCGATCAGCGTGGACGGGACGCCCGCCGCGTAGCTCGGCTGCCAGAGGTAGTTGCCGCCGGCATCCTTGAACTTGCGCGCGGCCGAGACCGTCTGCCGGTTCATGTAGAACTTGGCGTTTGGGCGGAACGCGGACGGCACGTCCTGGACGATCGAGATGAAGCCGTCCGAAGTCAGCTTCGCCGCCTCGCCGGTCGCCACCGTCTTGATGGCGCCGAACGGATGCTTGGTCGCATTCGCGCCGCCCGTGACATAGGTCAGGATGCCGAAAGGCTTGTTGACGCCGTCGCCCGCGATAAAGGCGATGCCTTCCTGACGAGAGAACTCGGTTTCAACTTCGTCGCCGAGCCAGGTTTCCAGATTGTTTTCGGCGTCTTCCAGGATCGTTCGGGAGACGAACGGGAAGGCGTACATTTCACCCGTGGCGAAGTCGAGAACCGACAGCGTCGGCGTGGACGTTGCCGGACGCGATGCCGTCTCACCGACCCAGCCCGACCCGACGCTGCGATCGCTGAAGACCTTGCGGAAACCCGAGCCGGTGATCGCCTGCACCGTCGCATTCTGACGGATCGGCGAGATTTCCTTCAGGCGCCCCGTGATGCTGCGGTCCCACTCCACCGGCGCCAGGAAGCCGCCATCGGGGTTGGAACCGGCCGTCATCGCGGCGCGGGGGCCGTCGCGGTTCGCCGCCCGCAGGCCCGCCTCGTCTTCGCCGTGACGCATGAAAGCGTTCCAGCGATCGGTATAGGCCTGATCCTGCGGACGATCGCGGCCGTCGCCCGGCGAACCGAGCGTGCCGGCGGCGATCTTGGCGTTGATCTCGTCCAGGGCGGCCTGGAAGTTGCCAACGGCGGTATCGATCCGCGAGACCTTCTCGTCAACGACGACATCGGCCTTGGCCTTCAAGGCCGCGTTGTTCGCTTCCTTGAAGGCCTCAAAGGACGCCTTCAGTTCGGCCAGAATGACCGTTGGATTGGAGGTATCCGCGCGAACGCCGAGACCCGAGATCGCCCGAGGAACGGGCATGGGATTTGCGAGGGCCAGAGAGCCCGGAGCGACATGTTTCATGGCGATTGCCCTTATGAGAAACGGAAGGTCAGGAGATCGGCTGGAAGGACCGACCAGTCAGCGCCAGCGCCGGGCGTGGCTTCGAGGGCAGCGCCAGGCGTACCCTTGATCTTGTTGATGCGGTCTCGCGCCTGCGTCCGGGTCGCCCCAGCCGACACGAGCTGCAATTCCAGGGCACGCAGATCGTTGACCTGCCGGTCGCTCGACTGCGCGCTCTCGTCTGTCTTCATGGCGTCGGCAGGCAGGAGCGCATCGGCGAAGCCGCGCTCGATGGCCTGACTGCCGGACATGTAGGTTTCGGCGTCCATCCATTTGGCGATGGAGGCCGCGTCCTGCTCCGTGCGAGCCGCGTAGAGATCCACCATGGCCTGATCGAACGGGGCCAGCCATTCGGCCGTCTCGGCCATGTCGTGCCGGTTGCCGACCGCGAGCACCCAGCAATTGTGGATCATCAGGAAGGACGCGGCGCCGATCTCGATATGGTCGCCGGCCATGGCGATGATCGAAGCGGCCGAAGCGGCCATGCCCATGACCTTCACCGTCACGGGCTGGGGATGCTCGCGCAGCACGTTGAAGATCGCGATGCCTTCGAACATGTCGCCGCCGGGCGAGTTGATCTGGACTTCGACGGGCCGATCGCCGATCGCCCGGAGCTGCGACGTGATCCGCTTGGCCGTCACACCGCCGCCCGACCAGTAGTCCTCGCCGATCACGTCGAACATGGTGATCACATTGTCGTTCGTGGCGACGGCCCGGATGCCGGCGGCATCCCTGCCCCACTCGTCAAAGACGGCGGGCTTCGTGAAGGCGTGGACATCCTGCCGGATCGGCAGGGGCAGCGCAGCCGGGCGCGCCTTCGCCATCACTCGCGGGCGAGTGCGAAACTTGCTCATGATCTCAATCCTTAAGGGTCGATCTCAGGCCCGCCGTTGTGGCCCATCATCGGATGCGGGGGCGCATCCCGGTTCGGCAGGTCCAGAACGCTCCGAACCTCGTCAACATGCATCCAGGGCTGATGCCCGCCGGAGCCCAGCGCCTTCGCCAGATACTCGCCCTGGTCTTTGATCGAGCCGCGCAGAAGCGCCGCCGGATTGAACTTCGCGGCGTACCGGCCGCGATCGGAGCCGACCAAAAGGACCCGGTCCACGGCTTGCTGCCAAGCTTCGAACCATGGGTTCAAGCCGTACTGGACGAAGAACTGCCCGAGGGCGTCGATACCCGAGCCCCAGCTTGTGTCGTCCACCATGAGAAGCGGCCGAGGAACACCGAAGACGCGGGCGATCTCTTCGATCTGACGGCCGCGCAACTCGTTGGACTGCGCGTCCTTAGCCGAGGTGCCATGCACATTCAGTTTCGTGCCGCCCTCCAGGACAGGCGTTTTGCCGGCGTTCTTCGCGCCGGAATATTGCTCGTTCCACGAGGCCACGAGACGATCATAGGCCTCCTGCGACATTTCACCGGGCGTCTCCAGCGTCGCGCCGACGAAGCTGCCGTTCTGGAACAGGCGACGGATCGCAAGGTCGGCATCGAGCGCCAAGCGCACCGCGTCGCGCGCTTGGCGCAGCATGGAAACGCCAACGATCCCGTCCAGCGACGGGCCGCGTATGTGCAGCATGTCGGATGCGGGGATCGTCTGCCGCCCGCCCTCCGGCGGCCGATACTCGTAGACCATTTCCCAGGCGTCGGAGAGCTTGGCCGTCACCCGGTCGGGATCGAGCGGGATAAGCCGGATCGGCTTCCGCCTTCCGCCCTGCCTGAGATCGCGAGACCAGACAATCTGCGCATAGGCGTTTCCCTTCGTCAGCGCCCGGAGCTGCATCAGCGATCGGAACTCGTAGGCCGTCTGCCAGCCATTCGGTTCGCTATGCAGGAGGGTGAAGAGCGGATGATCCGTCGCCTTCTCTTTGGTCTCGTCATCGATCAGGTGGAGCGGCAACATGCCGATCGTCGTGGAGATGAGCATCACGCATCGAAACACCGCGGGGTTTCGCAACGCCTGCTCGACGTTCACTTCGCCCTCACCCCACAGCCATGAACCACCCCGCAGGGTTTCCATGACGACGGGATCGGCCACGAAGGGGGCAGCGTCGGCCTTCGGCCCGCCGCCGAAAAGGCGCTGGAAGAGACCCATCACACCATCCGTATTCCTCGGGTTTCATAAGGCGAGCTGCGCGCCGCCTGCGGGTTCAAGCTCATCACCGCCACGGCATTGAACATCGCCATGGCCGGGTCGATCTTCGCGTCGCCCGCGTTCTGCTTGGTTGCGCGGATCGCCGTCGCCGTGGGTTCGATCCGAATGTTGCCGACGCACCAGTTCATCAGGTCGCCGCCGGCATGGAAGAACGTCCCGTTCACCAGCTTGCGTTCGGCCGTCTTGATCGCGTTCATCAAGCCGAAGCCCTGGCTGACGCCGACCAGGTTCTTGGCCTCTTGCGTGACACCGATCTCGGCCAAGGCGTCCACGAGACCGCCGAGGCCCGCCGGATCGACGGCGACGGATGCGAGGATACCGCCATCCTTCACGCGCTGGACGATACCGACGATGCCGGCAAGGTCCGCCAGTTCGTCGCCGACGATGGTCAGCTCTTTCTCGCGCTCGAACCCTAGAAGCCGGGAAGCGATTTGCTTCCGCCGCACGAGCACGCCTTTGTGGCACCAAGCGTGAGACCAGCAGAGCCAATCCTTGGTCTCGCGCTCACGCGCCACCACCGAAAGCCCGAACAGATCGTCTAGGCCGCCGCCGTCGATCCCGATCGCGGCTACCTCGCAGCGCGCAATCAGTTGATCCAACGTCAGATCGGTCCCGCGCTCGGCCCAGAAGTCGGCGCCAGCCCAGCGGTCCGTCCGCATGTTCGTGCTGATCTCGACATTCAGGTGCTTCGCCAGGAAGACGTTCCGGGTCTCGGCGCCCTTCTCCATCTCCTTGCGCAGCTCGTCTTCCAGCCACTCCGCGCTGACCGAACGCCCAATATTAGGGTTCGTCACATAGAA